ACGTTATGCTATTTCTTGGACTATTCCCCCTGCTGCTGGTTGGGGAATCTCTACCGGTAACGTAGGTGATGCGAACGCTTTAGATACCGAGATAACTATTCCGTATTCGTCTTTTGAAAACAGCGGTGGTCTTAACGAAACCTATCGAATTGATGTTCGTGCCGACAATGACACTTACGGCTACTATTCAGGCTGGTCTAATCAAGTTGAGATTCTCATCGGAGAGCCGGATACTGATGGGGACGGTGTTGTAGATGATGACGAGACTGAGGGGTGTGTTGAAGACGTGGACTGTGACGACGATGGAACAGGCGACGCTGATGATCCCGACGACACAGATCCAGATGTTCCAGTCCTAACAGTAGACACTGACGGCGATGGCGTTTTTGATGCCGAAGAAACAGAGGGATGTACGAACAACATAGATTGCGATAACGACGGAACTGGCGATCTGCAAGATCCTGATGACGTTGATCCCGACGTGCCAGTTCTAACTGTGGACACAGATGGTGACGGCGTGTTTGATGCTGAAGAAGAGCAAGGGTGTGAAAATACTGTTGACTGTGATAAGGACGGGACTGGAGACGCTGACGATCCAAAAGACGATGATCCGGATGTGCCTGTATTGACTGTTGATACCGATGGCGACGGTGTATTTGATGCCGAAGAAACAGAGGGATGTAAAGAGACTAAAGACTGCGATGAGGACGGTACCGAAGATTTAGCAGATCCTGATGATAAAGATCCTGATATTCCCACGTACACCACGGACACTGACAAAGATGGAGTATTAGATATAGACGAAGAAGCAGGGTGTGCCGATAATCCCGACTGTGACGGTGACGGTACGGGAGATAAAGATGATCCCAAAGATGATGATCCTGATGTTCCAGTGTTGACAGTTGACACTGATGGGGATGGGGTCTTTGATCAAGAAGAAGAAGTTGGATGTTCTGAATTGACTGACTGCGATAAAGACGGAACTGATGACAAAGACGATTCAGACGATAAAGATCCTGATGTGCCCGTTTGGACTGTGGACACTGACGGCGATGGGGTTTTCGATAAGGCTGAAGAAGGTGGGTGTGCGGAGCTTGTAGACTGCGATAAGGACGGTACTGACGATAAAGCCGATCCTGACGACAAAGACCCAGACGTACCTGTTCTTACCATTGATACCGACGGTGATGGCGTTTTTGATAAAGAAGAGGAAGGTGGTTGTGCTGACAGCATAGACTGTGACAAAGATGGGACAGATGACAAGCTTGATCCTGATGATAAAGATCCAGATGTTCCAGTACTAACCGTGGATACAGATGGTGATGGAGTATTCGATCAAGAAGAAGAGTTTGGATGTGCCGCTGAAATTGACTGTGATTTCGATGGCACGGATGATAAAAACGATCCTGATGACAAAGATCCAGACATTCCATTTTTAACTGTCGATTCAGATGAAGATGGAGTATTTGACGCTGAAGAAAAGCTTGGTTGTGAGTTCTTGGAAGACTGTGACGAAGATGGAGTCTTAGACAAGGACGACCCCGATCCACTCGACCCGAACGTTCCTGTTGAAACTGTTTTGATTGATGGTGAAGAAGTTGTGTTTGAGTTCATTGACGAAGAAACAGGAGAGTCGTTATCAGCGGAAGAGTTCTTCGAGGAGTTCGATGTTGAAGAAGAAGAAAAAGAACTTGCTCTAGAACTAAACGACCTTGGGCTTGACATTGAAGGTGTGGATCTTGCTGAGATTGACGTGGCAGAAGAAAAGGTCATTGAGGATTTGGATGAGATTGACGAAGAGTTCGCTGAAGACTTCCTTGATATCGTTGACGGCGAGGTGACTGAAGAAGAGATTGAAGAACTTCTAGAAAACGAAGAAGTCTTTGAACAGATCGTTGAAGAAGATGGTGCTGCTGTTCAAGTGTTTGTTCAAGCAGTTAACGAAGCAGACGATTCAGTCAAGGCGCAATTTGAGGAAGAAGTAGACATCTTTGACGATGAAGCGTTCAACGAATATGTTGCTGAAGGTTCTGTGGTTGACACTGAAACTCGGCGTACTGTTGTTGCTGCAAGTGCAGCCGTAACTGTGGCTACTGCTGCCGCATCTGCTGGCCCTGCCGGTCCTACTGGCGGCGGTGGGGGTGGCCCTTCCGGTGGCGGCGGTGGAGGTGGCCCCGGAGGCGACTCCGGTGGTGGTAAAGGCAAAAAGGGTAGTTCTAGAAGAAGGTCTCGGTGAAAGGAGGCACCATGAAAAACATAATCAAACTAACAGTAGGAGCCATCCGGCGCATGGGTAGAGAAATGCTTTACCTCGGATGGACTTTGGCAGGTACAGGGCTGGTGTTGATCACCTTGTCATCGACCACGTTACGTCAGGGAATATATATTTCTCTTGCGGGTCTTGCACTGCATCTGCTGGGTACTGTATTAGACTATGTAGATGATGAGAGAGAAAATGCAAGCGACTAATAAACTTGTGTGGAACACGCTGGGCCGCATTGCGGCAGTGTTCTGTATGAATGCTATGGCTATTGTTGGTAGCTCTAGTCTTATTGGTGGTATTGATCCGTGGAAGGCTGCCGTGTTGGCAGGTGCTACGTCTGCTGCGACTGTTATTCAGAAGCTCGCAGCGGCTTATGCTGATGACGGAAAGATTACTGCTGATGAGATTGATGCTGCATTTAGCATGACCCAGCCCAAGAAAAGTTAACTCAAGTTTCTATAAAGGTTCTTTTGGGGGCACATAGCCCATATGGTACAATATTTAAGAGGCAAATAGCCTTTTAAGTATCCCCTAACAAGGAGAATTGTAAATGGATATGCACATGTACAAGCAGGTTGCCGAACGTGCTCTCATGACATTCGCTCAGACCTTTCTGGCAATGTTTGTCGTGACTGACATGGCGTCAGCCAAGGGTGCTGCGACAGCCGGTGTTGCCGCTGCGCTTTCAGTACTGAAGTCATTTGCCGCCACCAAAGTTGGCGACAAGTCATCCGCTTCACTCGTCTAAGTTGCGGTAAGCATCGCTTGATTCAACTACAAGCGTTGCTGTAAACTAAGACTGTTGGGGGATGGCCTTTTGCTCCTTTTGTGTCAATCCACTAACAAGAAGACCCCCGGTCACGATTGTGACTGGGGGTTTTTCTTTGCCCTACGACGCTTAGTGGGAATGTGCTTCAGTCTATCAGGAGTAATCGATCTCCACTGGCCGTGACCATGTGAGCCACCCCACAGATCAATCCATTCACTAGCAGGCGTTAAGTTAGTGTTTACAACGTGGCGTTTGAAAACAAACGTTCCACGCTCGCCTTTGATCTTGCACACATCGCCCTTGCCAAGTGTGATCTGACTAGAGATTTGATACTCTTCGCTAATGACCCATCCTTGAGGAGGGCCGACAGGTTGTTTACTCTTTTTCAAAGCCATATGCTTCTCCTTCTTTGCTCAGCAAGGATACTACATATGGTAGCGTTTGTCAAATTGTTGCGTAGATGGTATCTGCGATTGTTTCTCGGATTTGCTCATTTTCGTCCAAGAAAGCTTTGGTGTTGGCACGACCCTGGCCGATGTTCTCACCCTTGTAGGCGTACCATGCACCCTTCTTGTCAAGGATGCCCATCTCAGCAGCAATGTCCACGATGTCTCCAGTTCGGCTGATTCCTTCACCGTATGCAATTTCAAACTCTGCCTGACGGAAAGGAGGAGCACACTTGTTCTTAACAACCTTGACTCGTGTCTTATTGCCAGAAGCTTCGCCGCCGTCCTTAAGTGTTTCGATACGACGAATGTCCATCCGAACTGACGCATAGAACTTGAGTGCTTTGCCGCCAGTGGTTACTTCAGGAGAACCGAACATGACACCAATCTTTTCACGCAACTGGTTAATCATAATAAGGGTTGTCTTAGAATGATTAAGGTTAGCTACAATCTTTCGCATTGCCTGTGACATTAGGCGAGCGTGCAGGCCAACGTGGCTGTCTCCCATTTCGCCTTCAATCTCGGCACGAGGAGTGAGCGCAGCAACTGAGTCTACAACTACTACGTCTAGAGCGCCTGATTCAATCAGCTTGTTAGTAATGGTCAGGGCTTGCTCACCTGTGTCTGGCTGTGCAACCAAAAGATTGTCAATGTCGCATCCGATTGCTTTAGCATACACAGGGTCTAGGGCGTGCTCCGCATCAATGAATGCACACTTG